TTTTGCAATTCAACCTAACAACAGATTAACAGTACATGACCCATCATTTACTATCAAACAAGATTTAGTCATTCACAGAAAATACAATACTACATTGTGGACCGCAGAAAGAAATTCAAGATGGGTTACTCCTGATACTGACTTAATGAATTATGACCATACTGACCTTGAAAAAGGGGAGTCAAATAAAGAAAGGTCAGAATTTTACGATAAACAAGATTTGAAAAAAATGAATGAAAATAATATTTGACCACACTAATGGATTTGTTATTGATGATAAAATATTTTGTGAAGTATGGGTTGAATTAAATGGTGAAAAACCTGAAGAACTTTTACAAAATGGTTTTTTACCCTCGTCAAAAAAAGATTTTTGGTATCAAGCGCAAAGTTGCCGAATAAATTGTGAAAATATAACTTTATCTTACAAAAGAAGAAAAATTATATCAAAACTAACATATGACATACTTAATTATGGTTCCATAATAGACCAAGTAGATTCTTTTTTTTCAAAATACATGGAAAATAGAAACTTAAGTTTTCAAGAATCCTATAAAAAAAATTCAGAACTTTTTGAATTAAAAGTTATGGAAATTAAATTAAAAAACAAGGTAGTTGCTTACGTGAGATTCTCAGAATTTGATAATGTATTACTTCAAACAGAAAATGCTTATGATACTAACATAGGTAATGGGTTATCTTTAGGTACAAATTCTATGTTATTACTCAGTTTATATGGAAACTCTATCAAAAAAAAATACACGTACATATATGAAAGTTATAAAGATTACTTTTCATATAAAATGACAATACCTAATATTGAATATTGGGAAGGAGAAAAGTGGATGTCTTGTGATATTTAAAGTATATGAGTAAAGCTAATTTTAAAAATATTGATAAAACAATTGAAATACTTAAAAAGTTTGACAAAGTATTGTTTTTAACCTGTTCTAACAGATATCAAAAAATTTTAGAAAAACAAACACCAAAATCTACAATATTAGCCGAAGTTATTGCTGAAAATTTAGATAATGTAACTTTGATTAATGTACCTGATTTACAAATATATCCTTGCGAGGGTAATGTATCAAGAGAGGACGGTAATCAGTGTGGAACCAAATATGCTTTATTGAGAGACAAAGAAAAAAACCCTTCAGGGTACCACAGATGTTGGGCATCCATTCATAACGAAGATGATGAGTTATGGAAAATATCTAAAGAATTATTTGAATCTGATTGTGTAATTTTTTTCACATCAATAAGATGGGGTAGTGCTAACATGTTTTACCAAAAATTAATGGAAAGATTAAATTGGGTAAACAATAGATTTGTACCTGGTAACGAATCCAATATTATACAAGATGTCACATCTGGATTTATATGTGTTGGACAACATGCACACGCTGATAGAGAAATTGAAATACAAAAAGAAGTTCACGATTATTATGGATTTAAATTGAATAATAATCTTTATTGGTATTGGATGGCGGAAGACATTGAGTATGATGATGAAACTTATAAAGGTTATTTAGAAAGTTACCCTAAGTTTTTTAAAGAATTTAAAATTAAAAAAATTAAGTAATTTAATTTTTAGTATTTATGTAATATGGCAGAAGGTAAAACATATGGTATAAATTTCCCATTCCAAGATTCAAGGTATGGAAATTATTTTGGCTTATCACAAACTAATGATGATGAGATTAGGTCTAGTTTAATACATTTAATATTAACGAGAAAAGGTTCAAGATACTATCTTCCTGACTTTGGAACTCGTCTTTATGAATATATTTTTGAACCGTTGGATGGTCTTACATTTTCAAATATTGAATCTGAAATTAGAGAGTCCGTTGATGAGTATTTACCAAGTATTACAATAACGAATATTGAAATTAAAGACGCTTCAGCAGGTTTAGAAAATAAAGGAACTTATGTTAATGATAACGATGAAAGAGTTTTCAAGGTTCCCGGAATATCTGAAATAGAACACACAGCTAAAATAAAAATTGATTATAGAATTAATAATGATGCATTCAATCAGAGTGATTTTGTGATTATTAATATTTAAGGATATATGGCAAACAAAAAGATATCTTATACAACTAGAGATTTTCAACAAATAAGAAACGAATTAATCAATTTTACAAAGACGTATTATCCTGATTTAGTTGATAATTTTAACGACGCTTCTGTTTTTTCAGCACTTTTAGATTTAAATGCTGCGGTATCAGACAACTTACAGTTTAATATTGATAGAAGTATTCAGGAGACAGTTTTACAATATGCTCAACAAAAATCTTCAATTTATAATATTGCTAGAACTTACGGGTTAAAGATACCTGGACAAAGACCTTCAGTTGCTTTGGTTGATTTTTCAATCACTGTTCCGGCTTTTGGAGATAAAGAAGATATTAGATATTGTGGTATTTTAAGAAGAGGTTCTCAAGTGTTAGGTGCTGGTCAAATTTTTGAAAATGTGTATGATATTGATTTTGCTTCACCTGTAAATGCTGAAGGATTTCCGAACAGATTAAAAATACCAAATTTTGACGCTAATAATAAACTTTTAAATTATACTATTGTTAAAAGAGATACAGTAGTTAATGGTCAAACAAAAGTTTATAAAAAAGTTATTACATCAAATGATGTTAAACCATTTTATGAGTTATTCTTACCTGAAAAAAATGTTTTAGGTGTTACAAGTGTACTTTTAAAAGACGGTACTCAATATGCCAATGTACCAAGTTCTCAAGAGTTTATAGGTCTTGATAATAGATGGTATGAAGTTAAAGCTTTAGCTGAAAATAGAGTTTTTGTTGAAGACCCTACTAAGGTATCGGATAGTCCTGGTATTAAAGTTGGAAAATACATTGAAACAAGTACTAAATTTATGTCAGAATTCACACCTGAAGGATTTTGTAAAATGACTTTTGGTGGTGGTAGTCAATCTGCTGATGAACAATTAAGGGAGTTTGCTAGAAATGGATACAAATTGAATTTGTACAAATATTCAAATAATTTTGCTTTAGGGTCAACATTAAAGGCGAATACCACATTATTTGTTCAGTATAGAGTTGGTGGTGGAGTATCCTCAAACTTAGGTGTTAATGTTATTACTCAAATAGGGAATGTTTCATTTTATGTTAATGGACCATCGGCAAATATTAATAATGTAACAATTAATTCACTTCGTTGTACAAATGTTACAGCGGCAATAGGTGGAGCGAATAACCCAACAATAGAAGAAGTTAGAAATTTAGTATCATTTAATTTTGCTGCTCAAGACAGAGCGGTTACTGTAAATGATTATGATTCTATTATAAGAACAATGCCTTCACAGTTTGGGGCACCTGCGAAAGTTGCGATAACTGAAGATAATAATAAAATTAGAGTAAAAATGTTGTCATATGATAACAATGGTACTCTAACTGAAGTTATATCAAACACCTTAAAAAGTAATGTTGCAAATTACTTGTCTAACTATAGAATGATTAATGATTATATCTCAATTGAAAGTGCTAACGTTATTGATTTGGCGTTAAACATTGATGTTGTTTTAAATAATAGTCAAAATCAGGGAGCGGTAATATCACAATTAATTAGTATTGTTAGTACTTTCTTTGACTCTGGTATAAGAGACATGGGTGAGAATGTATACATCTCTGATTTGAGACGTTTAGTACAAGATGAAAATGGTGTGATTTCCGTTTCAGATATTCAAGTGTTTAATAAAGTTGGTGGTCAATATTCATCATCTCAAACATCACAATCATACTCTGATAATACGACAAAACAAATCCAATTGGTTGATGATACAATTTTTGCTCAACCGACACAAATTTATCAAGTAAGATTCGCAACCAAAGATATTACAATTAGAGTTAAAAATCTTACTACAGTTAACTTTTCTTGATAATTTATTTTAGAAATTTTTATCTTATCTTTTTTAAAAATTTCAAATAAACTATTTATGAAAAAACGTTAAATGTCAGATTCATATAGAATAAGAACACAAGTAGGTGTTGACAAATCAGTTAGAGTACAATTAGACCAAGATTTTGAGTCTTTACAAATCTTATCTTTAAAGATTTTACAGAGTGACATTTATACCCGACAATGCTCTGATTATGGGGTAGTCGTTGGTAGGGTTACAGTTAACAATGGTTTAGGTATACCAAATGCGAAAATTTCGGTTTTCATACCTCTTGATGATACCGACTCAAATAATCCAATTATTTCCACATTATATCCGTATAAAACTTTGTCTGAATTAAATGAAGATGGTTTTAGATATAATTTACTACCATATCAGAAACAACATAGTGGACACAACCCAACGGGTACATTATTTACTCGTGAGGATGTATTAACTAACCCTTCGTTTATTGAAGTTTACGACAAGTATTACAAGTATAATTGTCAAACAAATGAGAGTGGCGACTATATGATTTTTGGAGTACCAATTGGTAGTCAAACTATTCATTTAGATATTGATTTATCTGATATTGGTGAATTTTCGTTGTCACCACAAGATTTAATTCGTACAAGTAATGCTACTGAAGGACAAGTAAATGGTGTACAATTTAAAAGTTCTAGTAATTTAAGTGAGTTACCTCAAATTTTAACAGTTAATAGAACTATTGAAGTTGAACCACTTTGGGGTCAACCTGAAATTTGTAATTTAGGTATTACACGAACAGATTTTGACGTTTTAGAAGAGTTTGGAATTAAAATAGAACCATGTGCAATTTTTATAGGGTCTATTTTTTCAAATAGTGATGAAGATGTTCAAAAACAAAATTGTAAAGTTGAGAAAAATTTGGGTGATAAATGTTCTTTAATAAACGGTCCTGGACAAATTTTAGCTATTAGACAAACTATTAATAATGACATAAATGGAAGACCAATATTAGAAACATATACATTAGAAGAAGGTGGTAATTGTATAGATGAAAATGGGGCTTGGTTGATAAATGTACCTATGAATTTAGAATACGTCTATACCAACGAATATGGTGAAAAAACTATTTCTAATGATTCTAAATTGGGATTACCAACAAAAGGAAAGTACAGGTTTAAAATAAAATGGTCACAACCACCAAACTTATCAGATTCAGTTAGAAGAGCTTATTTTTTAGTACCAAATATTAAAGAGTGGGGATGGGATGGACAAGAAGTTCCATTTTTAGATGGTTATACAGACCCAACATATCTTGGAAATTTTTTTGTTACAAGTTGTAATCCTCCAAATTCAAATGATTTTCAGAATGCTTTTTATAAAAGAGCAAAGGCTTCATATGCGTTTAGTTTGGATTGGTTAGATTATGGAGAAAAAAGTAGTAATGGTAATTTAACAAGTGTTGGACAACAAATGGTCCAAGAAGCCGTAGAATGTGAAGATAGATTTTATGAAATGTCGTATAACAAAGTATATTCGGTATCACAACTTATATCTGAATATGGTAAAGGCCCTGCTAACAAAAGATATATTGCAATTAAAGAAGTCACCAGCACTGATTGTCTCGGTGCTGTAAATACTCCACCTGCTACAGATGTTCAATACAGACCAAGCGCTTTATATGGTTTAGCGAGTTATTTTTTAAGATTATTTTCTATAATAATATTTGTATTAGTAATAGTTTATCATATTGTAAAAGTATTTCTATTAATAATTTTAGCAATCGTTATTTTTTTCCAAGAGGTTGTTTGTTTACTTGCTGACATATCTTTTTTAGGTATATCTCCATTTACTTTTTTAAATAGTGCGTGTGAAAAATTAACTAAATTAAGGAATGATTTAGAAGATATAGTTATTGATGGTGGTACTATAAATTTACCACTTTATTTACCTGGTGAATGTGAGTTTTGTGATTGTTCAGTTTCGGATTCAACAGGTGAAACTAATTCTTCAAATGTTCCTGGTCTTAGTGGTGTTGCTGATGATATAAATAATACTAACGTATCATGTTTGTCTAAATTTTATGAGCAAATTACATTTGAAAATTGCTCAACAGATTACCCAATTTTATTATCGGGTAAACAATCACAAAATGATGGAAGTCCAACTGCACATGCACCAATATTACAAATGAACGGTAATTATGAGGCTTACTTTACTTCTAGTTTAACAATACCTGAAAGACTTAATTTATTTAATACTAAAGCAAAATACTTTGATGATAGTGCGGATAATCCTGGCGGAGGATGGAATAGAATTAAAGTTTCATTTGATGTAAACCAAAATGACCCTATAACTCAATGGCACTTAGACAATGTTATGGCATTAGTTATAAATCCAAGTTGTAATTTAGATTTGACAATTGG